TGGCCTTAAATCCCACGGATCCGCTCCCGTACTGTCATACAACTCAAACGTGTTGGCCGTCTTGTTCTTGACCGTGTACACGTTCCCATCCGCTTCCGGTACACCCGTACCCGTCAATCGCACTTGCTGGTCATTCTCAAATGCGTGGCCGGTCACCGTTACCACAGCAGGACGGGCATTAGTCAACCCTTCCACACTGACCGCATCCCCTCCGTCAAAACTCAGGGAGGAGTCCATGAACTTCATATCCTCCTTCACGGTGGAGAAATCCTGCGTGGCAAACCGTTCCACATACCGCTTGGTCGCCCCGTTGATGGTGCGCTTGACCGTTACCCACAGGTCATCCGTTGAATCCCCGTACAAGGCCACCACACTCTCCACGCTACCGTCTGTCACCCAACGAAACCACCCTACCACGTTCTCTTCACGCTCGTAGGTCATGCCAAGCAATTCCCCGTCTGATCGGGTCGCCCACAAAATCGCATCCGGTTGTTGCTGGTAGGCCAGGGTTGTCACCCCACCCTCCGTAATGTGTTCCGATAGCATGGTCATGTCCGGGGCAACGTACCCATCCTTCTCAAAACTGAAGGCCATTTCCCGTACCTTGCGCCCCTGACGCTGGACAAACAAGACCACCTCATTGACCATGACCGCCTGGAGGTTGCTGGACCCGTAGTTGCTCTGTCTGCGAACAAACAAGCTGGTCGGGGTCAACGGTGTCTCCGGGTCACTGCTACCAATCGAGTATTCACCCCCGCTTGTCCCAATCAGTAACCGGGTTTGCGGGATGATCCACAGAATCTCATTGTACTCCTGTGAACCAATGGTCAGGCGCATTGAATCCGTGTCACCGGATCCTATCTCAAAATTCTCATAGTCGTCTATCTGGGAGAACCACAGCGTCTGTTTCTGGCTGTCATTCCCGGCAAAGACCAAGCGCTGTTCAAACAAAGCAACCGTCCGGGGAAATCCTCGGTAGTCACTCCATGCACCCTCGGCCCAATACTCGGTGGCCGTAGTTCCCTCCAAATCCACTATAACGTCCCCGGTGGCGTTTTGGGCATCTGTTACCGTGGCAATCTTTACAACGCCTCCTAGGTACTGTTCTGCGGCTTCTAGGGTGGCCTGTGCCTCAAAGTATGTGTAATCCTGTGCGCTAGGGGTTCCACCGTCAGTTCGCTTCAACTGAAAGGGGGTTCCGTAGGGGTCGCCCGTGGCCGTGTACTCAAGGCGCAAATAAACCTTCTCACTCTCCTCGCCCGTGATGGAAACATTGCGGTCTGAATCGGACTTGAACTCCCGAATGACCTCCTCTTCCCCGGCAAATGCCCCGGTCTTTGAGCGCTCCACCTTCAGCGTACCATACCAGCGTTCACTGGTCGTCAACTGCCACTCACCCTTCAGGCGAACCGATGCGGAATTGGTTGTCCCCGAACTCCCGCTGATGTCCAACTGAGTGCTGGTTCCCTTTGTACGGTGTTCAATATACCAGTATCCACCCACATGCTCCGATTCAAATACATCCGCACTGGCCGTCAGGCTGATGCCCGTACCCGTCTTGGCTGATGGGGTGATGGTCAACGTGTCGTCAATGTTCTCTGTACGCAGGGCGGGAAAGTCCCATACCACTTCCTCACAGGTCCAGTAGTAGTCTTCCAGCCGGCTCAACTTGTATACCGGATGATCGGGATGCACCAAGTACACAATGTCATTGATCTGCGCATAGTGGACATTGAATACGTCCGTATCGCTCCACGGGGTCGTCACCTCAAACGGGTCACCTGTCACTCCCAGCAATACCCACTTGGCCGCTGCCAAATCCGTGGCAAAGGTTCCCGATGTGTGCGCCACCAGACAGTAGTAGGTGTTCCCACTCTCGCTCACCGTGTCCCCCACCACATAGGCCGTGCTGGTCGCCCAGGCTGTGGCACTCGGTATGGTCACCTGTCCCGATGAATCAAAGAACCGCAAATACAAATTGCCAGCCTCGATTGCATAGCTGGCACTGGTCGAAAATTGGAATTTCAGCAACCGGGACTTCTTACTGCTGTCCTTGGTTTCGGCAACGTACTCCGTGCCGGGTCGCTTGGTGGCCGCCCCGTACTTGGTCGGTCGCCAGTTCTCCATCTCACGGCAGGACAACGAATACTTGTCCAGATCAACCCTGCCTTCTAGCAATGGACTGATCTCACCCGCATTGAAAGCCAGAATTGAGTTCGTAACCGCCATTATCCGTTCGTGCTTGAATATCGTGCGTCAATCCACCCGGACTGTCTCCTGCGGCTGGGCAACGCCTTGCGTGTCTCAGTGGAGGACACAAACTTGGCGTGGGTCAGGACGTTGCGGTACTGTGCCATCAACTCCTCCCGCATGGTCCGGTTCTGTTGGATAGCCCATGCCAACTTGCTCGCCAGAAGCGTGTAAATCGCCTCCACGCAAAGCGGATCCAGCAACCCGTCATCCACGTTGGCAATGTAGTCCAGCTTCAGGGTCGCCTCATCCGTGGCCAGGGTATCACGCATCCGCTCCACCACCGGCTTGTCTACATCATCCGGGTCAACATCGTTATACGATACCGCCCTTACAAAATCACTTGGCAGGGAAAAGGCGTTCTCATACCCGAATACCGGGGCGCTCGCCTCCTCTGCCAGTTCCACCCGCTTGCGGGCGCATCCCCAATTATGGGATCTCAAGACCTCCAGCTTGGTCTGGTCATACAACCGGTTCGCCCATACTGCGTGTTGACCCTCATCCTCATTCGTGATGTCAACCGCCACCTGTTCGCCCACCATGATTAGGGCGTAGTTCGCTATGTCAGTTCTCGTTGCCATATCAGTCTACCCTTGTGAAAAGAGGGTGAGGGGGGAATAGACCCCCCAACACCCATGATGAACAGGATGAGCGAAATGAATTACTCGTCCACATAGGCAATCAGGAACAAGAGATCCTGATCAGCCGTGAGGGAAGTGGCCGTACCAACGGTGAGAACAATGTCCTCGTTCCCTGACGCAATCTCGTACAGGGAGTTGGCGGTAGCGGCCGCAGTTCCACCCTCGTTCCAGCGGAAGAATCCACCAGCGGATACGGTCAAACCGTCCACATAGCGGTCAGCATCACCCGCATCACCGATGTCAAAGACAAGGGCAGTGCCGGGATTCTCAACATAGACTTCCGACAGGTGAGGGATCACCTTCGCACCAACCTTCAGTGTGGCAAGGTTGATGGTGTCCGTGGCGGCCTCAGTGCCAGCAAGAGTGTACTCTACGGCAGCGTAGCGTACCTTCCCTGCGGAATCCTTGGCCAACGGGTAACCGGTGGCAGGGGAAGCCCCAGCCGATCCGTTTTGATTGGTGTACAGCGTTGTGTCAAAACTAGCCATTTATATAATCTCCTATATTAAGGTTTTATGGTTGAATGGCTACGAGCCTACGGGCTTTGATCACAAGGAACTTCCACGACAAGACCTTCCTGCATACGGGTGGCCCCGATACTCATGTTGTAGTAAACCTGAGTTGCATGGTTCTTGTCAGGACGCTCGGCAATGCGACCCTTGGCATCTTGACCAACCGCCAGCAGAAGACCGCTCTTGGCATACGCAAAACAAGTGCGAACGTCAGTGCTGGTGTTCTCGGCTGTCAGTTCAGTCTTGATGAACTCAAATCCCATGAAGTTGTTGACTTCACCTTGCACAAGAGCCTTCACAGCGGCATAGTCGGCATTGCGTACCTGATCAACATTGACCAGGAGGTCGTCCAACTGCTGTTGCGAGTATGCAAAGTACAGCTTATCTCCACGGGGGGCTTCGTTTTGGCCAAGGATAGACTTGGCTTCAACCATCTTGGCAAGGGTCAGACCCTCGTTCGAGCCACTGAAGTTGACCGCAATCTGCTGTGCGGCAGGAAGTGCCACAGAGGAAGTTGAGCCAGCGCCAGTAGTGTCGGCAAAAGCCGCCCCGGTAGCAGCCGCAATGATCTCTTCATCCTTAGCACGGTTGAAGGCCATTGCCGCACTTTGAGCATACGGGGAAGCGGGTGAAATGAGCATCTTAGTCTCATCAAGCGTGTCGATGAGATCGCTCCAATCGTAGTCCGTGAGCGTGACCTGGCGGCGCTGGTGATCGGAATCAACACGGGGAGTATCAGCGTGGCGGCTTGTGCGCTTCACAGCAGAGGTAGAACCCAACTGCTCGTAAAACTTTGTCTTGCCCTTCTGACTCTCCATGCGAACCTTACCAGAGAACCGGCAGTCCATCTGTTGGACTAGGTGTTCCACATTGGCGGAATACTGCTCCACGAATGCGGTGGTAATGTTTGTAGACATTAGTGAATCTCCTATTGAGGTTTACAGTTAGTGTGGTACTACCCCTTGACTGATTACCCGGAGGTCAGTGTCTGGTAGATAGGTTTCGGTGTGCGGCCCCTATTGGGGTTCCCGTGTCCTACCCTATGCTTGCCATCATTAAGCATTGTGTTGTTAACCGTCAACACCTTTTTGCTTAACTATTCGCTTTTTTGGCGCTGGGGGCTGGTTTTTCTTCCAGTAGGGGGCATCCCGATACTTTTTAAAGTCGGTTCCCTTGCGCCAGTTGTCGCCCTTGCCGCTCATTATTTATCCCTTTTGAAATAAGGTCGGCAGTTATTTCAATTTGCCGACCTTGGTTAAACTCAATCCTCACCGCCCCAGATTGCTACCACCGTCACCGCAAAGATGAAGGTCAACGCCAACCGGAACGCCACATCAGGCAACGCCATCTGACTGAATGCCAATCCTGCGTTCATCAACTGCCAGATCATCTGGACTAAAAAAAATGCCGTTACCAATCCCTTGATCCTGTTCTTCATAATATCTTCTCCAATACTCGTACAATTCGTTCCTCTTCATGCTCAATCTCCTCCGGGCCAACATACCTGGATTCAGCCGAACGCCTTAATCTCGCCAATAACAGGTGAACCGCCTCATGCTTACCTGTGCTTCTCGCCTCCTCCTCATCCCACTTCTCCCCTGCCGGGGCTTGCTTGCATAAAACCACATCGGCCACGCAGTTGTGAGCATCTATCCCCACCTTGGCAAAGTCCTCTATGTCCTCCATCGAGAAGGAGACATGATACTCACACAGCCCAAGAATGATCTGCCAGTGGCAAAACTCCTCCTTGAAGGCTTCAAATAGCTTCTGCGTGGTCTTGCGGGGCATTACTCTTCCGGGTACTTGCGCTTATACAGGCTCTGAACGTAGTTGACCGCCTTGAGGTGGTCCGGGTGACTCCCGCTCTTGTAGGCCGCTGTCCACGGGTTGGACGGATCCTCGTCAATCGTGATGGCACGAATCTCCGCATCCACATCCACCACCGGGCGCATGATGTCACGACCCGCCTTCAGGCGACCCTCTCCCATCATCTGACCCACCTTGGCCAATGCCTTCAACAGCTTCGGGTTGTTGGCCAGTACCGGATCCTCCACAATTTCGGGGTCCAGCACGTTGGCCGCCTTCTGAGCCAGTTCAAGGTTCGCATCGTAGTCATTACCCCAATCCTTGGCCAAGTCCTGTTGTGCGGCCTCCAGGGTAGCTTCATGACCCGCCCTGACTTGCTCCAAACCCTGCCCGGTCATATCCAACTGATATTTGACCAAGGCACTGGCCTGACGCTGGCTCAATCCCAGCTTGTGGGCAAACTCCTTGAATTGACCCACTTGGTCCTCATCCCACATCTCCTCACTGGCCAGATCCTCCGGTTTCTCCAGTTCGTAGTCACCGGCATTCTCCGGGCGACCCATCCGGTTGTAGGCATAGTCCCATACATCCTCCGGGGAGTCCTCACGGGGAATGGGCATCTTCTCCGTGGACATCATCCGCTCCAAGTTCCGGTACGCCCCGGTCAACCCTTCAAGGCTGGTGAAGCGCTTGGCCAACCCCTCGTCATCCGTCCATCCCTCGTTGAAGCTACCATCACTGTTGATGATCGACTGGGCCGGTGTCTCAGGTACGCTCGCCTCTGGTGCTTCCGGTACTGAATTGGTGTCCTGTTCTTGTACAACTGTATCTGTCTCCATATTCTTTATCCTGTTAACGGTTAATAACCTAGTTTAAAATTCGTCAGCATCATCCCAATTCACCTTGCGCCCGGAGTAACGGACCTCGGCATCGGCTGGGTGAAATTGCCATATCCACTTGTAGAACGCCTTCGTCTTGTCCCCTAAAAGCGGATCAATCTCCCCCGGAAAGTCCGGGTAGCGCCTCTTCAGGTCATCAATGGGAATCTGCTCGTACTGGCCGTCCTGAATGTACTCTGGATTGTCCACCAGAAAGCGGCTCACTGCGGCCGCATAGCGCTTCATCCCCGGACGGTAACTCACTGACCCGTCTGGCATGATGTCGGCCAGGGCATCCTCAAAGCGGAAGATCACTCCCCCGCTACATGAATACGCATTGCTTGCTGGTTTGTTCACGCCCTTTGCCCGTTTCTTACTTAATGCCACTTTTCGCCTTGGTTTGTTTTTTCTCCTCGTTGTCCACGCTCATCGTGAGCCGCCTATTGATCTCATACAGGGGCATCTTCATCCCGTCTGCCAGAAATGCATCTGTCGGATTCTGCCCCGGTTGTGCGGAAGGCTTGAGCCAGCCAAACTTGGCTTGCAAGTCCTTCAAGACCAGCTTCCCGTGTTCACTGTTGAACAGTGTCTGGTAGGCTATGGTCAGTTGTTTATCGTCCTCTTTCCTGCTCATAAACTCCTGTTACTGCTTCCCTAGCTGTTCCACCAATTCAGGAGGCATTGCCCCGGCCGCTTGCGCCCCGGTCTTCATCATCTCCATCATCTGCGCCTGTCGCTGTTGCTCTTGCTCCTGGGCGATCATCTCATTGATCTCGTCCTCAGTGTTGAGCCAATCCGATGGCAGACTCAGGTTCATCAATGCACCACGACCCGCCTTGCTTGTCTTCAACCAAAATCGGGCGCTGGGGTCGATTTCCATGAACCCACGGATGAACTCCAGTGCTTGCATCAGTTGTCCGTTCTGGAGGCTCTTGATGGCCATTGCTATCCGGGAAACGTACGTTATGTCGTACTCCCCACCCTCTTCCAACAGTTCCGGTGGCATCTCGGGAAACTCACCGGCACGGAACAGGATCCCAAACACACGCTCCAAAAGCGGATTCAAGACCTCTTGGATCATGCGGGCAAAGATCGGGGTAAACAAGGCAATACGTTCCTCCACCATTGCCTGTATCTGCGTGGCCGTTGGAGGTGTCGCCTTGTCCATGCCAATCTGCGTGACCATCTGGAACATGTCATTGAAGAATGCCTTGCGGATACGTTCCCGCTTCTGCTCGGTCTTCCCCTCGGCCAGATCAATACGGTTATTCAACTGCAACTGCTCAGGCTTGGCGTTGGGATTAGTGGCATTCCAGTAGGTGATCCCGTCCGGGCGGTTGTCCACCTCGTAGTCTGAATCACTCGGCATCAGCCACGATGGGTTGACCATCTTCTCCAACCCAATCAACAGGTCCATCTCCATGCGGTTGAGCATCTTGATCTCTGGAAGAACACCCATAGCCGGTGAGCGTCCATAGTTTTCGCTATTGGATTTGAGTAAGCGACCAACAGGTGCGGGCCACTCGTAGTAGCCATCCTCCTCGATCAGCTTCTTGTTTGTGTAGTCTATGTAGACGCTGGCTATGGGTCTGCGCTCACCGGCCGCCTCACCGTCCAAATACTCACCCTTCTGACGGTTGTAGATAGCATGGGCGAACTCAAATTCCTTCTCTGCGTTGGCTCCGCCCTCCTCATAGGCTTTGCGGATCGGTTCAGTCACCTTGTCCACGCCCCAGACGTTCACCGCCTGTCTTGCGGTCCACTTCCACTTGCGGAAGACATAATCAGGGTCACCGTCTGCATTCACGCAATACGCATACGTCCCAATAGGCCAGGACATGAAGTTCAGCAACTTCTCCGGGCTGTGTTCCACGAACAT